ATATTTGCCGAAGGCGAACTCCAACCTTGGCTAATATTTGCCGAAGGCGAACTCCAACCTTGGCTCACATTTGCCGAAGGCGAACTCCAACCTTGGCTAATATTTGCCGAAGGCGAACTCCAACCTTTGCTCAGATTTGCTGAAGGGGAACTCCAACCTTGACCAAGACCACTAACGTTATAACTTGATATGTCATCACCACCGCGTAATTTATTTTTTTTTTTTTGCAAAGATCGTTTTTTTTTATTTTTAGAATACCGCTTGGTTTTTTTTACCATTTCTATTAATACATTATATTTTTAATACGCTATTCTGTCGTATATAATGTTAAGCCTATTTACAAGGGTGAGCAGGATTGTTTAATCTTGAAAATTTAAGGTATTATTATAAAGTATAAAATGCCTTAAATTTTTCAGTTCGAACTACCTATCCGGGCTAGGAGAGTGTTTTGATTTAATACCATTTATTCAACTTATATTTTGTAGTTTTTACATAATATAAATTATATAATACCTTAAATTTTCAGATCAAACAGCCCTGCTCTTCTTTGTAGCTTGCGTTTTTACACCGCCGGGTTTTTCAAACCGACTATTGTCACCAACGGGTCATATCAAATCACGGCACAATTTCTTACGTTCGGCTCAGAAATTGTGCCGGTTTGAAACGCCTGTTGGTTTAAAATTATGTACTTAACAAGGTGCCTCCCCATATAGTCTATCATTTGCGTCCTCTAATATCATATCGTCTATAGCTTTTCCCGGTGAAACCATCGGTAAAACAGGTTCTGAATCGTCTGTTATAAAATTCACCACTATGGGTCCGTGTTCGTAATCTAATACTGATTGTATTTTAGTTCCTATGTTTTGTAGATTATCGATACGGAGTGATTTACAGCCCATTTTTTCACAAACCGCCTCAAATGGCGGGTTTGCCATTTTGACCCCTACGTGGCGATTTTCATAAAACTTGTCCTGCCAGATTTTTACCATTAATTGATAACTGTTATTAATGATAAACACCTTGATATTTATCTTATGTTCAATTGCTGTTAAAAGTTCGACATAACTCATTGTAAAACCACCGTCACCGCAAATACATATAATTTTATCATTAGGCCTGCCTATTTTTGCCCCCATGGAGGCCGGCAAAGCAAATCCCATGGAACCTAACCCACCCGAAGTTATGAACCGGACTTTGTTGATATTATAATCGATGAATTGTGCCGCCCACATCTGATGTGCCCCAACATCTGCTAATACTGTGAATTTATCATTTTTATATTTTTCACTATACATTATCGCATTTAATATTTGTGTTACCATTCGACCCTGGAGTTTGGGTTTATTTAAGGGTAAACGAAATGGCTCGTTGGTTTTCCAAACCTTGATTTGGTTTATCCATGAGGCCTTATTTGGACAGTTTGTGGAAATGGTCTGGTGTTTGCTTATAAGAAGGTTGATGATTGACTTACAATCGGCGTTAATGTAATATGGTGTTTTTATAACTTTATTAATGTTTTGTCGTTCAATGTCGACATGGACTATTTTTGCCTTGGGAGCAAATTTAGTTGGATCGCCAATAATTCTATCGTCAAATCGGCTACCAAAATTTAATAACAGGTCACAGTTTTGAACAGCCATATTTGCGTAATATGAACCGTGCATGCCTAGCATCTTTAACGATAGACGGTTGCGTTCATCCATTGTACCTAGCCCCATTAATGTTGATGTAACTGGTATATTGTATATTTTTGATAAAATTCTAAGTTGATGAGTCGCTTTGGACTGAATAACACCTTGGCCGGCTAATATAACTGGGCGTTCAGCGTTTTCAATCATATTTAAAATTTCATCTATGCCAATTGTTGCTGGGTCTTCTTGTTTTTGGCTTGACTTTTCTGGTTCTAAACTTGGGGGATTTGGAAATGCGGGCGAGCTCATTATATTTTTCGGCAAATCTAACAATGCCGGTCCGTGACGTTTTGAAAAAACGGTGCGTATGGCGTACTCAATAGATGACTCTATATCTTTACTTTCCATAATAATAACACTTGATTTTGTGATAGGCTTAGTTATGTCTACAACAGGTGCCTCCTGGAATGCATCTGTGCCCAATACTTTTGTTGAAACTTGGCCCGCTAGAACTAAAAGGGGGGTTCCATCACTACGGGCATTTTGTAAACTTGTAACTGTGTTTAAAACTCCAGGACCGGATGTTGATAACATTAGTCCAAGATTACCGGTTGCCTTTGCAAAGCCTTCCGCAGCAAATGAGCCACCGGCTTCAGTCTTTGTCGGAATAAATTTGAAATCTGTGTCACCGTGTAATGCGTCCGATACTGGTAAAATCGCGCCACCGACATAGCCCATAATTGGGATTGGAAATGGGTGATTGCGTAATTTTAATACGTTTTTCAACTTTGTTAAAAGGGCTTTTGCCCCGGAAATATGTGCCATTCTATTTAGTATACATGTATATTTTTTAAATACTATATATAAAATAAATGATATATGACTTGATTTTTGTCCGCCATGGTCAGTCATGTGCAAATTTATTGGCAAAAGGGGGGTACGGGCGACAGTATTTATACAAAGACCCCGAATTGTCCAAACAAGGGGTTTATGTAAGCAAATCGTTATCGGCATCATTTATCAAAAATATCTATAAGCGATGGGAAGGTGAACCATTTTCCGTTTGTACATCACAAATGATAAGGGCTCAAGAAACGGCATTTTATATGATAGCTTCATCACTAGCTTTACCAATCAATGTGCTTCCACATGTTGGTGAAAAGGGCATCACTTTGGATAATTATGCATTCCCTATAGAAAAACAGCTTGAAATTATGTTACACCGAAATCCTGCTATTGCGGATTTAGTTCTAAAGGGGCTCGACGGAAGAGAGAAACAGACACTATTTGAAAAGGCTAATTTTAAAAAATTTCTGACTTGGGCCTCTTTACATCCGGAATATTTTGTGAAAGGCAGCGACGGCGTTTTTAGGGGGGTGATTTTTACACACAGCCATTATATAAAAGAGGCATTTGGTTTGAATTTTGATATGAAAAACAACGAGGCGATTCATACAAGGTTTGATATCCAAAACCCACCTGAAAAATTTCGGTTTGAGTATTGGCCTATACATGACGTTTTTTCTTTGGACAGATGTCCGGATGATTGTTTGATAAGCAACTGCTAATATGATAGAATGTGTTGTTGTTGTTTTTGTTGTTTGTATTTACTCAATCACCATAGGAACTGTATGGGCGTGACACAATTCGGCAATACGTGCCATTTCCTCCATTCCTACGTGACCAGTTCCCATAAATGCGTGGCGGTCAAGATGCGAACCACACGGGGTTGCCGAATCATTGTAGTGTACTAGCTTCAGTAGCTTCTTATTGTAGGTTGTGATTCGACGTACGTAATCAATAGGACGATAGCCACACGCAAAGACGTGGCAACTGTCTACGCAAACACGGAGTCGCTTATCTTGAAATCCCAATACAAATTCAACAAACTCGGTATATGTTTGAAGCGTTTCGGTGCCTTGGCCTGCCGGTGTTTCCAGAAGGATCGGGCAGGTTTCGGTTGCGTGTGTCATTGCGGTTTGAAGATTCTTACGCATGTTTTCAATGGCTTCGGGTACAGGTTTATCTGTGTACTTCCCAACGTGGACAACTACGCCCTTGAACCCGGCAGCGTTTGCGTATTGAAGGTTCTTAATAAGCAAGGCGGTGTGATAGTCGTCCTTTTCGCCTGGCTTCTGGCAAAGGTTAATCAAATACTGGCTATGGACGTAGATAGTTGCCCCCGTTTCGGAAACTGCATGAGCGGCTTCGGCAAGCTCGGCATCGCTAATGTGAATTTTGGAGTTCTGTGGCCCGCCCAGAAAGATCTGGTATGGACGACTGTAATCCGGAAGCGACCGCACAGTTTCCGAAAGCGTTTTCAGCTTGTGTGTATGGTGACCTATGTGGTACATATCACGAATGCTTGAACCGACCGCAAAATCCTGAAGAGCATTTGTTTGAAGCTTGGTTGCGGTGTCTTGAAGAAGCTTTGCGTAGGCTTGCCTATTTGCCCACGATTCTAGATTGTAATGCCAAACAATTTCCTGCATCGGCAACACAAGATAAAGGTCCTTAGTTTCTGGGGCAAGTGCTCCATAGGCAAACACCTGGTACAAGAAGCTTTGCCAGTTTTCCTTTAGCATGCCGGTCATCTTTACCTCAAACACCTGCGTATCGGTGCGTGCGTCTGGGTGACCTTCGACGTTGTTGGCGGAAACCGCCTCATCGTAGCGAAGTTCGCCATTTGCCACTATCTCTATCTTAGCCCGTGTGGCAATAATATGGTCAATAAACGGCTGGGTGGTCTTGGAGTTGCGGATTTTTGTAGACGCCTCCTCTGAAAGGTCGGGATACCACTTTTTGGCTGCTACTATTACTGCATCCATAGTCACGTTTTTTTGCGGAAGACGAAGCAACTCCTCTGCAACCCATCCTAAAAGCGAATAGCCTTCGCCCTTGGGAAAGCTTGTCAAAAGGGCGTTAGGATACCTAATCGGGTCGTTTTCTGGAACCTTCAGTTTCGATGGCAAAAGCTTCTTTAGCTCTGCAGTTGCAAGCGAACCCATATTGCTCAGTATATGCCTGACACGAAGACGTTCCATTTTGTTTCATTTCGTATAGTTGTGATACGGATTCAATTTTTTTGTTTTTTTTTATTTTTGTTTGTTTTCTTTGATTATGAATGGGTTGTCTATTTCATTTGCCAGTTACAATGTCAGATGCCTATGTCGTCAATCATTATTTCCCGGATTTGTTCAAAACATATACACCATGAAATGGCGAACTTAAGCACAACGCCTTTTTGAGGGATGTGCTTAACTATCTCGGGGGTACTTAACTTCGGCACTGGCCGGTAATCCATTTTTTTGGTGATTAACATACTTATCCGGGTGAGCAGATTTGTTTGATTTAATACCATTTATTCAACTGATATTGTGTAGTTTTCACATAATATAAATTATAAAAATACCTTAAATTTTTCAGATCAAACAACCCTACTCACCCTTGGAATATTTTATATTTATTTATTAGGATGCCTAAACGAACTTGGTTCAGTCGAAAAACCAAAGGTGGAGCAACAGGAGGAGCTGTTGAAAGCGGTGAGACACAGGCGTGTGTGCGTACATTATTAAGTTCTCCGCTGATGAAGCCTAAATTGTTTCCCGATAGTCAGTGTCAATCAAGAAGCGGGACTCCATATGATATGTTTTGGATGATTTTATGTAGCGTTAAAAAACAACTTACTGCTCATATCGAATGTTTCGCAAAAACATTACGAAAGACCCCCCGTGGAAGCCGAGATTTTTGGCCTGATTGTTTTTCCAAAGATGGCGGGACAGACTTAAATACTTTATGGAATAAACTAAATGAGCTTTCTGAAAATATAGAAAGGGCTAAGGTGTGTATGTTAGGCTATGCGTCTGATTGTTTTTCATATCCTGGAAGTACATTTGATAATACACGATTTGATGCGGAATTCCAAACATTTACGCTGTTAGCAAGTGGATTAAAAAATATTATTGAATGGATGACGCCTATTGCGGTCACTACACAACCGCTACAAAGCGACGAATATATAGGCTATTTGGAGCTTGTGAAATTTGCGGCTCAAGGCTGGGAGGATGTTGCCACACGGCTACAATCTCCTCGTTTATCAAGAGCTCAAACTGTGAATATTGAACAAGAGGCGGCAGTATTACAGCAGATGAAATCTATAGCTATAAGCCCAGTATTTTGGTCTAAAGATATGAGTAATTTGGAACGTTTAAAAAGCCAGGTTTCAACTATACGCCGAAGTTTCTCACCGAACGACAGACCTGATCATGTTTATAACTTACCTACACCTGTACAACTTAATAGACGACCACTTGTGGCACCCGTGGCACCTAACTTTAGTAGAGCTGCATTAGCTACACCACCACGCGGGGGGCCGGCGATTGGTCTGCCGTCGGGTAGACCTTCAGACCCCGTTTATCCTGAGTCGGCCAGAATACAAGAGCGAGCACTTGTTCCTGCTGGCGGGAAAAGCAAGAAGCATACAAAAAAAAATAGAAAAACAAAGACTTACAAGCGGTAATAATTCGTTGTGTTGCCTATGCTTGCCGACCAGTACCGAAACTCCTCTCGTTCTAAATTATTACAAGTGTGACACATTTTGTATCGCCCTTCTAAATCCACACATTTCAAAAAATTGAACTCTGGGTTTCTCCATTTGTATACATTCGGGGGAAATGAGTTTGACACGCCAAAAAAGGGTCACTAATATTTATACAGTAAGCCTAGAGAAGAAAACAACCTACGTACTTCCGCCTGGCGAATACTTTGTCGGCGATCCAACTTATTTTATTCATTATAATATTTCATCAAACATTAAAAGCGGTCATTATGCGTTGCCGGATGGAAGGGGGTTTATTTCCTTGAATGCAGAAAATGGCGTTTGGCGTGGTTCAAATAATTACTTCTACGGCGTTGAATCGGGGTTGTTTGGCATATATTCCGTTGATTTTGG